ACTTCGTAGCATTTAAACCAGAATCTAGAATGCGTATTAATTTACCTATTGTACTACACCATGCTGATCATATGGCTTCTCAAATTGAGTATGAGAGATGGAAGGAGTCGGATACTACATTAGTGACGGAATCAAAACGTAAGGTTCGAAAATCAAGTAGTAAGACAATAAGTAACTCCTCAGAATCTGCAACAGAGCTGTTTAAAGATTTATTTGGAGCTGAATAATGTATATTATTATTATATTATCTACCTTATTAGTTGTGTGTGGTTACATTATATTTAATCTACTACGTAAGATAGAGCGAGTGGAGGATGCATTCACAGAAGCGTCCACATTAAATACAGCATTATATACAGCGCTACGAGGGTTAGTTACTGAGATGGAAAGTATTGATGAAGATGGAGCATTTCAATCAGACGATCAAGTCGGTGGAGTGTTTAAACAATTACGTCATGCTATAACGTCTGTTAGCGAATTATTTACAGAAGAAGAAGAGTAATATGACACCAGTAGAGCAATTTTATGAAGATTTAGAAAAGAAGCGTGAAGAAGAGCTTCAACGTAAGTTGATTGAGCAAGTAGAGGGTGTTAAGAAGAAGCGTGGTCGACCGAGAAAAAGTAAGATGTATTTTACGCAAGATACAGAAGATGCTATTATTGCATATAACGCTGAAGTAGATGATAGGTTACGAAATAAAGTATTTAATGAATTTATTTATTATCCATTATTTAAGATGGCAGAGAATTTAATTCATAGATATAAATTTTATCACTTCGACGCACCTACAGCAGATGTTCAATATGAGGTAATTGCTTTTATATTAGAGAAGCTACCGAAATACACTCAAGGTAAAGGTAAAGCGTTTTCATACTTTAGTATAGTTGCAAAAAATTATCTTATTCAAAATAATTATAAGCATTATAATCGTAAAAAAGCAAAAGCGCCTGTACTAGAGATAGATACTAAACGAAGTGTTGTTAATGAAGTTATACGAGAAGAGATATTATCTGAAACTCAAGACTTTTTTCACTTATTTATAACACACTGTACAGAGAATATTGATGATATTATTAAGTATAAACGAGATATACCAATCGCGTATGCTTTATTAGAGATATTTACAAATTGTCATAATATAGAAACATATAATAAAAAAGCTTTATATATTATGGTTCGAGAGATGGTAGATGTGAAGACACAGTACATAACTCGAGTCGTTAATATATTGAAGGATGAGTATGGTCGACTATACTCATTATATAGAAGTAGGTAGTGCACGATTTACTTCTCGGCAATAATGCCAATAATAATTAAATAAAAGGAGATAATTATGGATTCAGTAATTAAGCAAGTCTCAGGATTTTTCACAGGTTTAACAACACTATTTTTAGCGGTTATTCCAGTACTAGTTCTTTGGACAATCTTAACTGGTGGTGCTGTATTCGGAATGGATGTAGCAGCTAACTTAACAGCCTTTATTACGCAATTAGGTAATAGTGGGTTCGTTGGATTAGTGGTACTAGTATTACTAGCATCATTCTTTACGAAGAAGTAGTTTTTGAATTACAATAAAGGAAAAGCGCTTTTATAGCGCTTTTTTTTATTTGTATATTTATATACAAGGAGTACATATGAGCGAAGAATCAGAAGAAATATTTAAAGGTAAATCGTTTAAGAATTTACTAGAAGATATATACAATAATTCTAAGAAGAAAGAAGTGCAGATTCAGATACTTATTACTGAATTAAAACCTATGATTAAAAATATAGGTGATGCAATAATTATTGTTCCATTGATTAAGGATTATATGGAGATTGCAGTAAAAAACGATGAAGCATTAATTAAGATGGCAGCTATTGTTCAGAAAGCACAAGGTAGGTCTAGCGGCGGTGATGATGGATTAATGTTAACAGAACAAGAGAAGCGTCAGTTAATGGAAGAGGTAGAGAAGGTAGGCGATAGTGTCAAAGTACATAAATAAATATAGTTCAAAATCTAGAGTAGATAGAGATCAATCTAGGTTAATCGATGTACCTGTTAATACTACTACAACAATAGGATCTGTTATTGACGTAATATCGCAAAACGGTAATAGTGTTGGAGATATTATAGTTGCTATAAAGAATGAAGATGGTACATTTACTAATAAAGTTGCTTCACCAATATCACCTCACTTCATATCACTACCATTACCAAACGAGCGAGTATCATTAATGAAAGATGGTACATCTAGTAAGTGGTATTATTTAACTCCATTATCTAAAAATGGATCTGTTAATCATATGGGTAATGGTATTAAACGTGTATTTGAGCAAGATACATCTACATTATATACAGGTAAAACATTTACACCATCACCATCTTTACGATCTCTTAATATACACGAAGGTGATACTATTTTTCAAGGACGTAGTGGTCAAAGCATACGATTCGGTAGTAAGCGTGAACAGACAAACACTCCATGGAATTCAGATAGTGATGAAGGATTACCTATCATCACAATTAGATCAGGCGTATCTCAAATCGAAAACCTAGATACAGATTTCTCTTCTATATATCTAACATCCGGTCAATCACTACCGATAGTACTTAAAAGCTTAATCCCCGCTACATATATAAAGCCAGAGATATATGCTGATAATCAAATCGTAATAACTAGTGATAGATTAATGCTTTATAGTCAAGAGGATAATGTTGTAATTTCTAGTGCAGCAGATGTAGGGATATCAACATCTAAATGGGCTATCGATATATCTACAATGGCGGATCAAATATCATTACTATGTGAACATGTAATAGCACTCGCTGGTGAGCTAAGTAATCAGGGGCTATACTCTGCTACATCAACACACGTATCAGCTGGACCAGGAGCTCCAACAGCTCCATCACAGAATGCTCCGCAATTTAATATGATATACAATCAAGCAACAAATATTAGAAGTCAAGTGCAGCAAATTAAAAATAATATAGATAATATGAAACAGTAAATCCAAGTCGCGTATATTTATTATATGATAGTACAGGAGATTATATGAAATCAAAACAATTAGCACAATTAATTCGTAAACTTGTTAAAGAAGAAGTACAGAAACAGGTGCGTAGTGTATTAGCAGAACAGTCTGCAAAAAATGCCTCCTTTATGGAAATGCAGCAACCTGCACCGGAATTTAAGGAAGCAAAGAAGTTTACTGCAAACTCTGCATTAAACGATATACTTAATGAGACAGTTCAGTCTACAGACTATGATACGCTAAAAACATTTAATTCATCAGATGCAAGAGCTGGGTTTGCAGCAATGCAAGGTCCTATGGGATCTAATCCTATACCTGATAAAGATATTAGTGGTGCACCTATGAATCCGAGTAAAGTAACACCAGATTTAATGAAAGCATTAACTCGAGATTATTCAGAATTAGTAAAGCGATTTTAATAAAAGTAAAATATGCCAAACAAGAAGATAAATCCTTTAGATTTTAAGAACGATGTAGCTATCGGAGTAGGTTTACCTATGAACTCTTCTGTTGGCGGATTTAAGTTAAATTATTTAACAGAAGATCAAATACATTCTAATCTAAAGAATTTAATCTTAACTATGAAAGGTGAAAGATTAATGCATCCCTCGTTCGGCTCAGGATTATATAACTTGCTATACGAACCTGCAATTGAAGGAAATTTATCCTCAATGGCAATAGATACAGTTAGAGAGTCGGTTAGTGAGTGGATGCCGTTCGTAACTATAAAAAATGTATCTGTAGAATTTGATAATAATACTGCTAATGTATTAATTAGTTATGAAGTACAAGAATTAGATATTAAGAAGATTTTAGATATGACTGTTAAGGTATAATGATGGCAGAAGTTAAAAGAGATGTAAAATATATTAATAAGGATTTCTCTGAATTCAGAACAAACCTTATTGAGTATGCAAAAAATTATTTCCCAAAGACGTATAATGATTTTAATGAAACATCACCGGGTATGATGTTTATTGAGATGGCGTCATATATAGGAGATGTATTATCATATTATACAGATTATAATATGAAAGAGACAATGTTACATCATGCACAAGAAAAGAAGAATGTATATAATATTGCTCAAACATTTGGATATAAGCCTAAGCTAGCTTCATCAGCTAATGCTACAGTAGATGTGTTTCAGTTAGTACCAAACTCCGGTACAGGGGCCAGCTCAAGACCAGATTTTGATTATGCATTTACTCTAGAGAAGGGAGCTCAATTTAATACATCTACAAATATAGTATTTAGAACAACAACGCCAGTTAATTTTGCTCACTCTAGCTCAACTTCACCGACTGATGTATCTGTATACCAGATTAATAACACTACTGGTCAACCAGAGCAATACTTATTAAAAAAATCAGTATCAACTATTAGTGGTGAGATAAAAACAAAAACAGTAACAGTAGGAAGCGCTGATCCGTACTTGAAAGTGCTAGTTGATGATAAAAATATAATAGGTATAGAGTCTATTGTTGATGGAGATGGAAATACGTGGTATGAAGTTCCGTATCTAGCACAGGATACTATATTCGGCGAAACTGTTAATTCAGAAGCTCAAGATCCTACATTAAGTGTAGGTGCTGTAAGCGCTCCTTATATATTAAAATTAATAAAAACTTCACGACGATTTATAACTCGAGTAACAGAAGATGATAAAATTGAGATACAGTTCGGTTCCGGTATATCATCAAATCCAGATGAAGAAATAATACCAAATCCAGATAACGTAGGATCACCTCTACCAGGTAATGTAAATAACTTAGATACCTCATTTGATCCTGCAAACTTCTTATATACTAATACATACGGACAATCACCATATGATACTACATTAACAATTACGTATATTGTTGGATACGGATTAGATGCTAATGTACCTAGTAAGACTATAACAAATGTTACATCTAAGACTGCTACGTTCGATGGTACTAAAACTCTATCACACGCATTGAAGCAAACAGCTGAAGATTCACTCGAAATAAGTAATCCGCTACCTGCGACTGGAGGGACAAGTGTTGAGTCGTTAGATGAAATTAAAAATAATGCTCTAGCTAATTTTAGTACACAAAATAGAATGGTAACGAAAGAGGATTATGTTATTAGAGCTCTATCATTACCTAGTAAGTTTGGTAATATAACAAAAGCGTATATAGCATCAGATGAACAACTATCTGGTGACGATAAACCTATTAATAATCCGTTAGCAGTAAATATGTACGTTCTTGGATATGATAAAAATAAAAATCTAACAGCAGTAAATAATATTACTAAGCGTAATATTAAAACATATTTATCACAATATAGAATGCTGACAGATGCTATTAATATAAAAGACGGATATATTGTTAACTTTGGTATTGATTTTGAAATTACATGCTTAGCTAATCGTAACTCACAATCAGTGTTATTGAAGTGTGTACAAGCTTTAAAAGATAAGTTTAGTATAGATAAGTTATCATTTAGTACACCGATTATAACGAAAGACATATATATTGCGATAGCTAATGTTGATGGAGTACAATCTGTAGTAGATGTTAAGCTTATAAATTATTATGATGAAGATAATGGTTATTCCGGTAATAAGTATTCATTTGAGTCTGCAACACATAAAGGGGTAATATACCCATCACTCGATCCTTCAGTATTTGAAATAAAATATCCAGACACTGATATACGCGGTCGTGTAGTAACATATTAAGGTAGCGTGATATGATTTATTCAATATTTCCATCAAGAGATGCAACAATATATGAAAACTCTGAGAGTTTAAACACTGGTATTGATGAAATACTTGAGTTAACAAAAATCGTATCTTCATCAAAACAGCCGGGTGTATCAAATACTAGGATTCTTATCGATTTTGATACTAGTGAGATATCTGCATCTGTTGCGTCTGGAGAGATTAGTGGATCAGATGGACTTTCACCTAAGTACTATTTAAAAGTATTTAATTCTATTCAAGACCAAGTACCTTATTCATATACTCTAGCAGCAGCTCCTATATCACAATCATGGGATATGGGTATAGGTAAATTACCGTATTATCCAAGTGTAGTAGAGGGTGCTAGTTGGAAATATAGAGATGGTCAAACAGCGGGTACACAGTGGAGTTCATCAGGCGGTACAACAGTAACGGAGTCAGGGTATGTAGTAACACAAGTATTTAATAATACAACATATGATATTGAAATGGATGTGTCAACTATTATAACTAGCTCTTGGATTCAAGGGGCATTAGGATATCAAAACAACGGAATCTTAATACAGCGATCCGGCTCACAGGAAACAGATGGTACTAGGTATGGATCATTAAAATATTTCTCAAAAGAGACACATACTATATTTGCACCACGTCTAGAGGTTAGATGGAATGATAGTCAATTTGCTACCGGATCACTAACTGCGTTGACAGGTGATTCAATAGGAGTGTTTACATCAAACTTACAAGGTGAATATAAAGAAGGAGCTAAAGCAAGAATTCGTTTATTAGGTAGAGAGTTGCACCCTGCAAAAGCATATACAACAACAGCTACCGCAGCTTCACCAAAATATTTACCTTCATCGTCATATTACTCGATTGTAGATGTAGCTACAAATACGACTATAGTACCTTATAATACATCATATACAAAAATTAGTTTAGATAGCTCAGGTAACTACTTTAACTTCTGGATGAATACACTCCTACCAGAGCGTGTATATAAAATAGAGGTTAGAGTTGATAGTAGACAATATGCTGGTCAACAAGAATACTTTACTTGTGATACTGTATTTAAGGTTGTGAGATAATTATGAAGATAAAATGGCAAAACATAGATTTATCAAAATATATGAAAGATATGTTTACCGTATCTGCTATGCCTATACCAGGAGCTACAAAAGAAGATACAGCTAGAGCAACTGAGAAGATGGTTGCTACTGAGGTTAAGCGAATTGAAGCGCAGAAAGGACGAGATGTAGTACTCATTAATGATAGAGTATTCATAACAGATGTGGATGATAATAATAATGTAGTTCCAAGGTTAAATGAAGTTAGAGGATTAGATTACGACTATCTAAAAGATCATATCGATGATACTATATATGAATTATTACCGCAACCACCTGAACTTCCAATTACACCGCCACCTGTGAGTGAGTTTGTAAATGCATTATGGGTTGCAAACTGGGGAATGTTAGCTGATTTCGGTGGATCAACAGATCCAGATAAAGATATAGGTGGAGATTGGGTGAGACGAGATGCTCATGAGTGGCCTGCTAGATTCGGTATTAACCCTGTATACAGATTTTTTACCGGTGATAATCCGCTATTCTACATACATAACCCTGTAAGCCATAGAGATCCAGAGACAAGTGAAGATGTAGTGCCAGATGAGATAACGTGGAAGTTAGATGGTCAAGAAGTACATAAAGGTCGCTATCTGCAATTGTATGAAGTTTCACCTACAGAAGCTAGAAAAGCTTTAACAGTTGAAATTAAAAATTCAGCAGGTACCACGACGCAAACATTATTCTATGAGATTAAAGATTCAGATGATGAAGGAAGTATAGAGGGATTCTCAAGCACATATCAAGGTAGTTATTTCTACGATTCGAGTGCAGCTGATGGTAAAGGAAAAGCGATATTCCGTGAAGATGACAGATACGAGCCGAGGTGGGTTAAGTTCCGCGTAGAGTGGAACAATTATGGAAACGGTGAGAATAAGAAGCGGAAGTTCAGGAACGGTACACCGTCTGTTAAATTAGATGGAGTGGAGTTAAATAGGACAGGAGAGTTAGGAAGTAATACAGCAGGTAATACATATTCTAAGCAAAATGGTGACGAATTACAGAAGGATGGTCGATGGTATTATTTTGAAAAATCACCTGGCCCGATGACGTTAGAGATAGATTACAGGTTTAATTATAGAAGTGGTGGTAAGAAGAGACGTATTTTTAATAAAGTGGTAGAGCAAAATATAGCATTAGATTCACCTAGAGATGGAGTAGTAGATTTAGGTGTATTACACGTAGGTAAGAGGGATGTAAAAAGATAATGGCAAAATTGAGTAGATTTAAATTCAATATTAGTAACTACCTCGCTTCATCAACACCAACGGTGATGCCTGCTGTTAGTATAGTTCCAAACGCACCATCTATTGATGTCTTAACACCTCGTGTAGCAAGAATGAGTGCAGATATTTTAAAGTCTCCATTTGTATATAAAGCCCCACATTTTGGTGAGTCTATAGCAAAGGGAGATGAGCCTGATCCAGAAGCACTTGTAGATGATAATAGTATTATATATCTAAACTCTGATATACATGATGATATGCATTATGTACCGTTACAACGCTCTCAAAATGAAGATTTAGACTACGTATTACTTGAAGCTTATAGTGGTAATAAGAGGATTGGATCAGTAAGCGTAAGCATCTCAGATCCTATCATCACAGTGAAGGGTGATCAAGTAAGTATAGATGTATTATCACTTGTTCGAGATAAGCTAGGTCTCGGTAACGGGCAATATGATATCCGAGTTTGCTTTTACAGAAATTATATATACGGTGAAGAAGATACATCAGATACAGGTAAAGTTCAAGTAGAAGAGATCTCTCCATCTCGGTATGAGATTAGAGTAAAGGCTTCGCTACCAAAATATTATAATTCACTTGAAGATTGGGGCAGTGTATCGCCTAAACAGGATGAGTTTAATTATGATGTAATATGGCCGGCTATACTTAAAGACTCTAGTAGACAATTAAATATACTATCAACAAATTGGACATCTTTAACTTATGAAGAAGATGCACTCGGTCAAGATCATATAATATTTAGGTTAACGGAGCCATTACCGCGTAATGTAAAGGTTGGAAACCAATTCCAAATAACACGTGATATAATATCTCCATATGTTATACCTGTTGTTGTTGATCTTGAGTCAAGTGTAGCGGACGAGTTTAATCAATTACGAGGTCCAAACTTTAAAGCTATTGATATAAAAGATAAGCCAGCTAGAGAGACTAAGTTTGAAACGTGGGATAGTATAATTGGAACAGACACTCTCACTAAGCAGAGAATTATCGATAAGTATATAAGTGGATCTGATAATTCATTACTGAATATAGATCACCGTAAATATGATAACTTCGTTCACTTTAGTTCAGCTGAAGAGAGAATAAAAAACTTTAAATATAAGTTAGAGCTTATAGAGTACTATACATCACAATCTAATGTTGTATCAGTTGATCAGTCAGGTAAAGACGAAACAGCTGCAACAGGGTCTATAGAGTTCTTACAAAATAAAGCGTCATATGATTCAAAGAAGACGGGTATAATAAGTGGATTTGATGAATATGAAAAATATTTATATTACGAATCTCACTCTACAGAAGAAACTACGTATGGAACATTTCCAGCAGCAACATGGCCAAAGAGTACATCTACAAAACCACATACTCTTGTATCCACAACAGGATCAGAGGCGATTACTTGGTACGCTTCACAATTAGTAACTGCGTCACTTTATGATGATACAAATGTAAATATATTACGCAATACAATACCACAACACATATTACAAGATGGTAATAGCGATAGCTACGTGTTATTTGTAGATATGGTAGGGCAGCACTTTGATACTATTTATAATTACATATCACAAATACCAAATGTTGTAGATAGAGAAGAGTCTATATATGACGGTATGAGTAAGGATTTAATATATGATACCGCTAAATCATTTGGATGGTCTCTACAATCTGGATTCGATACTAGTAAGTTGTGGGAATATGTACTAGGAACAGATGAAACTGGTAGTTATAGTACCAGTACAAACGAAGTTAGAGCGGAGTCATATTCACATGAAGATATTGAAAAGCAAACGTGGAAGCGTATTGTAAATAATATACCTTACCTATTAAAAACTAAGGGTACTGCACGTGGAATAAAAGCATTACTCAACACATATGGTATACCTAATACAATACTACAAATACAAGAATACGGTGGCCCAGTTCCAACACGACCGCTAAATACTCGACGTGAGATTGAAAAGTTTTCATACGCATTAGACTTTTCAGGATCTAGATGTATTGCAACGTCTCATAGTGTAATTGATGTTGATAAGCCGGGATCTGACTTCACAAACACTGATGCAGATCGCTACACGTCAATGTATGAGTTTAGATTTGATACATCAACTACACAGAGCATGCATTTAGTTTCCGCAGAAGAAACATCAAGTATAAATGGTGGTATTGGAGGTGTAGGTAAGTTTGAGGTAATATTAGAGCACTCAAGTTCTGCATCTGCAACGTCGAGTTACAGTAAGTACGGTAGACTACAGTTTAAGATAACATCTGGTAGTGGTGCAGAAACAACAATGTCAACAGACTATGCACCGTTTTATGATAATGATTGGTGGAACGTATCCTTCGGAACACAAGAGTATATAACAGGACCGAGTGATACAAAACGTTCTGTATTTGAAATAAGATACGCTAAAATAGGCGAACATGCAGATGATATAACACATAGCGGCTCTACTACATTTACTATACCTACAGCAGTTGCTACTAAAAAATATTATAACGGAACATGGGGACATTCAGGACGCATGCTCTGGGGAGGAACTGGTTCCGGGGACTCAACTGCAACTTATAACGGATTCGTAGGATCAATGCAAGAGGTTCGTGGATGGGCAGAGCACATTAGTGAAAAATCATTCCATCAACACGCATTATCACCTATATCTATAACTGGTGATACAGTTCAGATGGCGTATAATGATTTAATAATGCGACATCCGCTAGGTACTAATAATAAAAAATATAATCACTCTACTACAACATCATTAACAGTTACAGAGTCGATTCCAAATACACTGTATGCTGCACCATTTACAACTGCAGCGCATACAACAGATGCGACTTTTATAGGATGGCCTGATGCTGTATCATATAGTAATAAGTCGGAAACGTATTACGTAAATGTACCTAATACGATCGGTGCAACAGCGAACGATTCTAAAATACGTATAGAGGATAATAAACTACGTGTAGATCAATTATCATCGGATAAGAGTTTTGAAGTTTCATCATTTGACTCTAACCCGCTAGATACAGAGCAAATAACAGTAGCGTTTTCACCACAAGATCAGATAGATATAGATATTGCTATGCAGTTCGGTGGATTCTCACTCGATGATTATATAGGTGACCCACGTGATAGGTTTAGTACCAAGTATACATCGTTACGCGATATTCAAAACTTATACTATAAAAAATATGATGATAGATATAATATTTGGGCTTTCATTAGAATGCTAAAATATCTTAATACAGGATTCTTTAAGCAAATTGAAGCTCTATTACCTGCTCGAGCAGACGCTGTAGTAGGTGTATTAATCCGACCAAGTATGTTAGAGAGATCTAAAGTAAAGGATATAGGCGTTGTATCATTAACATCTAATAATTACTATGGTACTATAAGCGAACCTGTTAGTGGTATATCTGGTAGATCTTTAAGTCAACGATATAACAATACAGATTTCTTAACATATACGACAACTATTAATATGATTAAATCAAGCTCTGCATTACCGCAGATAGATCTTATTGATAAATATACAAGTGGATCACAATCTACATTCTCTACCGGACTTACACGATTAATACGTACAGGTACTCGCGTATCATCAACAGATTTCAACACACCTTCTGCTGATACAATAGATGGGTCACCGGTTGTTGAATTTATACTTACTAATCCAAATAGATTATATTCAACTGATATTTTATCCGGCAATGATGGTGGAAATACACCAGGTATGCCAGCAGGTGGAGATCTAATAGTGAGATAATGGTTGATTATTTTCAACTATGTATATTTATAATATATAATAAAAGATGGAGTTAAGATAACATGGGATATTTAGATAACAGTAGCGTAACGGTTGACGCTGTATTAACTAAACGTGGCCGAGAGCTGCTTGCAAAAGGTCAATTGAATATAACGAAGTTCGCGTTAGGCGATGATGAAATTGATTATACATTGTGGGATGTTAGTCACGATAACGGGACAAATTACTATGGTGAAGCTATAGAAAATTTACCTATGCTTGAGGCGTTTAGTAATGATCCACAAGCGTTAAAATATAAATTGATAACGCTTCCGAAGAATACGCAGATCTTACCTGTTATAACATTACCTGTGTCAAGCGTAACTCTAACATTACCTGGCCAATCAAGCGTAGTTGCACCGCAAACTGCAAACGTAACTAACGGTAATATGGAAATGGGGTACACGTTTACTATTGCGAATGCAGATATAGTAACATTAGCAGCTGATAGATTACAAGGGAATTCTAATATGGCAAGAGGTAATCGAGTTCATACACCTGATGGTAATCAATCGTCACATACTATCTCTGCTTTAGGTGTTAGATTAACCGCTAGATCGATCACAACAACAACGTCAACAACATTAACGATAACAGCTAATGAGACAGGTGGTACAATCACTGTTCCTGTAACAGTTAATGCTGATACAGTATTAACATCAGGACAAATTACTGCATAAGGATAACAAATGGCATCATTTAATAGGTTTGAAGCAAATGACATAGTTCAAGGTAATACATCTAAAAACGTTACCTCAGCACTCTTCACAGGAACAGGAGCACTAACCAGCTTCTTCACTTCATCAACACAAACATCTTCAGCAGCTGGTACATCTTATTATTGGGATGTATATCATCAAGATCCACATGCTGCAGCTACAGATGATTCAGCTGAAGTACAGTTCCAAATATCATACGGACATTATGCAGGTTCCGGATCAGCAACACCGTCAGGTGCAACTACAGGATTCCATCCAACGCGAGCTGTATACGGTCAGTTTAGAAACTTATTATTAGACTCACCATCACCTACAAAATTATTTTCATTAGGAGATGATACAACTGTTGATAGAGCTGTATTTATTACTTTGAATCGAGCAAGATTTAAAGAGCAGTTAGATAAAGGTGATTGGCACCTTTCATTCAAAAACGGAGCGACTACTCACTCGGTAACTGATGATAGCTCTGTTGCAGCTGCAACTTCAGAAAATGGGCATGTAACATATAATATAATAAGCGGATCATCAACCGGTCCAGCCTTATATAAATCTGGCAGTAATTATGTACATTGGGGTAAAGTATATCCTGAGTTAGGTATTATAATGTTAGATGGAGAGAGAATGCTAGGTAGTAGTCATGCAACTACAGCAGGTCTAAGTTTAAATACAGGAACCTCAGCAGCTTCAAACGATGGTGTACCAGGACAAATTTTTGATTCATTAACAAACTTCACAGGACGAGCAGATGAAGATATTTCTTCTACATTCTACTTTGTGAGAGCGAAAAATAATGAGTTTAATTTCTCTACAAACGAAACATTCAGATCAGGTACAGCTGGCCAAGTACGTCATGCATCAATGATCGGTGATCCTCAAGTGTATATATCATCTGTTGGATTATATAATAGCCAAAATGAATTGGTAGCTGTTGCAAAATTAAGCAAGCCATTACTTAAAAATTTCGAACGAGAAGCAACTATACGAATTAAATTAGACTACTAAGGGACTATATGTCTAGGTTTACTTATAAAGCACTTGATCCTAAGAGGGCATCTGTAGTGGAGTACACCGCGCATAAATCGTGGACCGTTACAGATGAAACTACAGGTTCTTTCGGTATAAAGGTATTATCCGGGTCATACTCTTCTGCACAATTCAGAACATCGGATAGTATGACAGATGGATTTTACCAATCAAGCGTTTTTAATTCAATACAGCACCTTTATTATAGTGACCCTAACAATGCAACTATTTCGAGTGATAGTGAGTATTTACAATCACAAGAACGCGAATTGCTATCTTATGTCCAAGTCTTTAGTATACCATCAAACATATACGGTAAAAGCATACATCCAGGAACAGTCGCAATCGATGCCGAAGAAGATTATTGGGATGACGGAGTAGGAAATTTATATAGTAATACTATGTATACATCAGCTACTTTACAATACGCACCTCCTAGACCATCTGATACGTTCTTATATTTATCGTTTGATGAAGAGAGGACTTTAGTTGTTGGTGATGATATTGTAGATAATTATGCGTTAAAGTATAGGAGTGCATTACCAAAATCTCCTGTTGTGCGGAACGGTATTATAGCAGCAGGTCGCCGGAGCGGTACAGATCCACATAACCATCCATTAGCATATAAAGCGATAAATCTACCTGGCACAGCATCTATAGAGACTGGATCAGAAAGTGTAATAGAAATACAAAATACTGTAGGTAGGTATTTTGACAACTGGAACCATGATTTTGCGATTAGCTGCTGGGTTAATATACCTGTATCACAAAGCGTATCATCTAGCTTTACTGGACTATTTTCAGACCCTCTCAATACACGGCAATTACAACCGCATACGGAGAATGTTATAGCAACCGGTAGAGGGTTCATTGATAATCCTACTCATAATAATATAATACCGTGGGAGATATCTGTTGTTAATAACAGTGGTGATGCATCTGAAGCAGGTAAAATATATGCACGTCGTGGACAATATGATGATGTATTATTACTTTCATCTAGCATTAGCCACGCGACAGGCGGTGATACATGGACTCATATCATCTTTCAGAAAACAGGTTCAACTTTACAGTTAATGGTAAATAGCGGATCAACTAATACAGGTGGAGGTGACGCAACGTGGGAGTATGGTAATATGACCGCTAGTTTAGTATCTGGAACTGATCCACTTAATGATCACACTATAACATCACATGCGGATATATGTATAGGAGCGCAACGAGCTGGTTATAAGCAGTGGAAGTATTTAAATGATGCACCATCTCCACATAATACTATATCATATAATCCCGCATATATAAAACCGCTTTCAGCATCTATAGATGAATTCATTATATATAATAACGCACTATCGCATGTAGGCGTTAACTCACAGGTAACTAACAAACATACTAAAACATCAAATCCAATCGCTGGTAATATATTTTATAAACATGGTATTATTACGCTTACTAATCCTTTTAAAGAGGGTGAAGTAGAAACCACAGATAATTTCACGTTAACATTCTCTGGATCACATGATGTAACTGCACACGCATATCAATGTACAGTTGAAGATGGTGAATATAATATAACTCTAAATCCAACAGCTCGTAAAGGATATAGTACTGAAAATCAGTATCCACAGCCATTTACTACTAGCTCAGAATTCTCTCCGTATATTACATCGATTGGATTGTATAATGATATAGGAGAATTACTTGCAATAGGTAAATTAGGTCAACCTGTAAAGAGTCCGCAGGATTTTGATATATCGTTTGTAGTACAATTTGATACATAGATGATTATATATAAGACAACAAATATTATTAATGGTAAATACTATATTGGTCAGGATTCTAATAACAATCAGGACTACCTTGGTAGTGGAGTTATTTTAAATAAAGCTATTAAAAAATATGGTAGGTCATGCTTTAAAAAGGAAATTATTGAGTATTGCTCATCCTCTGCAGAGCTTAATGATAGAGAGCGATTTTGGATAAAGAAATTATCTCCTGAATATAATATAGCACCTGGAGGTGCAGGTGGTGATTGTTACACAGGTAATCCGAATTTAGATAAAATTAAAGCTAATTTAAGTGCGTTAGGTATACAGCGCTGGCAATGTGATTCGTATAAGCGTAAAATGTCTGAAGCAGCTAAGCAGCGATATTCACAGCCATTAGCTAGGCAAGCTACAAGTATTGCAACGAAGGTAGCGTGGTCTAAAAAAGATAGGACAGGTATTAATAGTTCTCGCTGGTCAGGATACTGCTATTTATATAATAATAATAAGGATTTTATATGTATGTATGATACAATGAATATAGCTGCTAAAATGTTAAAAGTGGATGTTGCAACAATACGTAAATCGAGTAATACGCGATCTCATGTGAGTGGTGGTAAATATAAAGGTTATTTTTTTATTGTAAGTAAGGAAGTGTATGGTGAGAAGCCACTGGTTATATAAAGGAAAGCCTCTAAAGGAGGCTCCTGAAGAATATTTCGGTTTTGTTTATTTAATAAAAAATAAAAAAACAGGTAAAAAATATATTGGTCGAAAGTATTTCGGTACAACTCGTCGTGTGAAGGTTAAAGGAAAGAAGCGACGTAAAGTTATACGTAAAGAGTCTGATTGGGCTTCATATCAAGGCTCATCAAAATCACTGCAGCAAGATATACAAAAATTAGGTAGTAAGAGTTTTGAGTTTACTATTCTAATAATGGGTGAAACAAAGGGACAAGTTAATTACTTAGAAGAAAACATACATCATAGGTTTCACGTGTCTGCAAGTGATGACTTTTATAATGACTGTATCGGTCCTCGGAGATTTGCTAAAGTACGTTTTGATGAGAGTGTAGCTAAAAAAATTAACAAAATAGTTGTGTAGTTCGTAAAAATATCTTATATTTAAGCATGGGATTATTAAGTATACTAGAGACCGTATTAGGTAGGTCAAAGAAGACGTCTGGAAATAACGTTTCGTTTAAATGTCCGTGTTGCAACCATTATAAGCATAAGCTAGAGATTGATCTATCAACTCAATATTGGCATTGCTGGGTATGTAACGCTAAAGGGCGTAAACTATATACGTTATTTAAGAAAGCTAATGCATCTAAGGTTCAAATAGATGATTTAAATAGAGAGGTAGGTAGCTATGTGTCAGTGCGTGAGACTACCTCTAAACAAGGGGTAATGCTACCTCCAGAGTTCCAACTAATACTTAATGGTAATAAGAATAATCCAGAGTTTAGAAATGCATTACATTACTTAAAAAGTCGAGGTATAACTAGAGAAGATATTGTTAGGTATAATATAGGCTACTGCGAAACAGGTGATTATAGTGGCATGATTATAGTACCTAGTTATGATGAAAACGGTATGTTAAACTTCTTTACAGGTAGATCATATTATAAGGATGCAACGTTTAAACATAAGAATCCAAAAGTATCTAAAGATATTATTGGGTTTGATTTACTAGTTAACTGGAGTGAACCTATAACAATAGTTGAGGGCGTTTTTGATGCAATTGCTGTAAAGCGAAACGCTATTCCGCTATTTGGTAAGATTATACTAGATAAGCTAAAGTCGTCAATAATAAATAATAAAGTTAAGACAGTGTATATTGGCTTAGATTCAGACGCAAGAGTTAAAGCGTTAGATATATGTCAGTATCTTATAAATAATGGAGTAACTGTATATCTTATAGAGTTAGGAGAAAAAGATCCTAGTGAGTTAGGATATCCAGGATTTACAGAATTATATAATACAGCTAGCCCGCTAACAGGTAGTGGGTTAATGATGAAGCAGATGGGAATAATGATTTGAGCATAAAAAATATTGATGTTGGATTTGATACATTAGATAAAATACTACATATCGCGGATATACATATACGTAATTATCAGAGACATAAAGAGTATAGAGAAGTATTTAAAGAATTATATAAAGGTGTAGATAGCTTACCAGATAACGCTATAGTATATGTTGGTGGAGATATCGTACATAATAAAACTGATATATCACCTGAGTTAATATCACTAACATCTGAATTCTTAAAGAAGTTAGCTGACAGGAGACATACGATTGTTATCACAGGTAACCATGATACTAATTTAAATAACACGAGTAGACTGGATGCATTAACGCCTATTATTAATAATCTAAATCATCCTAACTTACATTACTTAAAAGACTCTGGTGTATATAAGATTGCGGATACACACTTCACTGTGTTTAGTATATTTGATCCACCATCTGAATTTATTAAAGCAGATAGTTTTAAAGGGTCAACAAAAATTGCACTCTTCCATGGACCCGTTAAATCATCTAAAACAGATATTGGGTATGAAGTAACTGGGGAAGAATATACTGCTGATTTATTTGATGGATATGATTTATCTTTATTAGGTGATATACATAAACGTCAATATGTTGATAAAGCAAAAACGATATGCTATCCCGGGTCACTAATTCAACAAAACTTCGGTGAAGCTTTCAAGCACCATGGATACGCTATATGGGATGTAGCTAAACGCAAACCAAAATATACTGATGTACCGAATAAGTATGGCTTCTATACTATCGACGTGAAGGATGGCATTCTACCTAATATTGATGATATACCAAAGCAGCCGCGATTAAGAATTAGAACTACAAATACAACAGAAGCAGAGTTAAAAAGCATCATTAAAGATGTAAAGAAAAAATGTCGTGCAAATGATATAATTACTATCAAGCAAGATAAGATTAAAGGTACAGCTAGCACATCTAGAGCATTGACGAGAGATGTAAGAGATGTTAATTATCAGAATAAGCTACTAGAAGAGTACATTGAAAAGAATCATGATGTAGATTCAATACTATTACGTAAGATAAAATCTATAAATAAAGCATTGAATGGAATGTTGCTCAACGAAGATATAACAAGAAATGTTACATGGAACATAAAGCAATTTGAATTTTCGAACATGTTTAGTTACGGTGGCGGTAATAAGATAAATTTTGAAAAAGCAAAAGATGTTATTGGATTATTTGCTCCTAATCATGCAGGTAAATCTGCAATATTAGATGCATTAGCGTTCTGTATATTTGATAGATGTAGTAGAGGTAAATCAGCGTCAGATATAATGAATAATACAAAAAATACGTTCGAGTGTAAATTACAGTTTGAAATCGATGGTGTTGATTATTATATAGAGCGAAAGGCAAAGCGAATACTCAAAGGCTGGATGAAAGGTAAGGTTAGAGTTGATGTTGATTTTTGGTATGTTGATGAAGATGGAAATAATGTATCTTTAAACGGAGAGCAAAGACGTGATACAGATAAATCTATACAAGGGTATCTCGGTGAGTATGATGATTTTGTTCTTACTGCACTATCTGTACAGAATAATAATACAGGATTTATTGATAAATCACAGTTTGAGAAGAAGGATTTATTATCACAGTTTTTAGATATAACTGTTTTCGAGCAGCTATATGCATTAGCAAATGATGAAATACGTGACGTACAAGCATTATTAAAAGATTTTGGTAATACTGATTACTCACAGCAACTTATCGACGTTGAGGATAAATTAGAAAAAAGTGAAGAGCGATATACAGAGTATCAGAAGCAGAAATCAGATATTGAATCACGTATAAAGGATTTGGGTAAAGCCATTTTATCGCTAACCAAATCGCTACATAAAAAAGTGCCATTAGATAATATTGATTTATTAGATGTAGAGAGAGATAATGTATTATCGCAAGTAAGTGTAATTAATGATCGATTAGAGTCAGATGAGCAAGTCGCATTGAAGAATAAGCAAACAATACTTGATTGCACTGTAGAGGTAGATAGATTAGAGAGTGAAGATGTTGAGCAGAAATATAAAGAGTTATTAGAATCAAGAGAAGATTTATCAGCACTTAATCGTCAGAAAGAGTTGCTAAAAAAAGATGTTCAGCATAAGCAAGAGCGTTTAGATGCAATTGGTCAGTTTGATCCAAATTGTAGTTTTTGTCAAGATAATGATTTTGTTAAAACTGCAAATGCAACACGAGATAGTTTAGAGGAAGATAAGGCTGTGGCTCATAAGCTAATGTCTGATATAAAAGCTGTAAGTGAGCAATTAGATACATATGTTGGAGTAAGCGGTAAGATAGATGAGTTGAGAGAGTATAGACATACTATATCTAGAATACAAAGAGAGCGTGATTTAGGTCGAATTGCATACTATAAAGCGAAAGAGTCGCGAGATAAATTATTACAGCGTGTTACAGATATAGATACACAAGTAAAGCGATATCACGAAAATTTACAAGCTATAGAAGAAAACTCTGTTATTAATAAAGAGATTCAGAATCGTGATGAAGAGCAAGACGCTCTTAAAGAAGAGTTAAATACTATTAATAATAAGCGTCAAATGTGTTATAGTGATATTAAAGTGTGTAAGACAGATATACGTACTATAAACAGTCATATAAAGAAAGCGCATGAGTTAGAGGTGAGATTAAAAGCGTATGAATATTATTTAGATGCAATAAAGAGAGATGGTATCCCGTATGAGATTATATCTGACACACTACCTTATATTCAAGAAGAAGTTAATAATATATTATCTCAAGTCGTTGATTTTGAATTAGAATTCGATGTTGATGGAAAGAATATATTAACATATATAAAGTATGGTGATAATACTTGGTCATTAGAGATGACATCTGGAATGGAGAAGTTTATATCATCTCTTGCTATTCGTGTTGCACTTATTAATATATCTAACTTACCGAGACCAACATTCTTAGCTATTGATGAGGGATTTGGTAATTTAGATTCTACAAATATAAATTCAATGTCTATGCTTTTCGACTACCTTAAAACAGAGTTTGATTTCATATTAATAATATCACACATTGACATCATGAGAGATATGGTAGATGATGTTATTGAAATATCTAAACAAAGTACATTAAGTAACGTTATTTACTAATCATCGTATATTTATATATGATACTTGAGGTAAATTCGAGTAGATAACTTGGGGTTCACAAAATGTTTAAAAGGCAGAATACATATCTAGGCTTACACAAGTATCCTATACTTATAACAGATAACGCTGATTATTCAGAGTATTTCAAAGTAAGTGATCTGCCACTAGAACTAACCTCAGGTAAAAATTTCTTCAAATTATATGGTAATAGCGAGTTATTAGCTAATGAATCTGAAATTCTTATTGAAGTATTAGATTCTAACAATGCTCCTATATATCATCATGTTAATAGATACAGAGATCCATCAGGTCGTAGAGTAATATCTATATATGTTTATGACGATACACCAGCTGGAAACGCTAGAATTACTATTCTTGGTCAAGCGAAGTATCGTCCAAATGGATCTTCAATACCGAGTAATTGGAAAGATAAGCATAATGTTAAGTGGTCAACAGTTGTACCGCTACAACCTCACAAGCAAAATAATTCTGAGATAATATTTGACGTTATACCTGGAGTAAAGATTCAGGAGATTAATCGTTGTTATGCAGAGTATGATTTTGTAATCGGTAATAAGGCATATCAATCAGTTAGTGGAGAAGGAACAATTACTAATTACAGCTCTCATGCAGGAGGAGAGGGTGTAGCCGAACTAACATTCGCAGGCCATATACCAGGCGGACCTGGTGGCGGTGGATTTAATCCTAAAGTGCGGGAAATATCACTCGCTGTAAACGGATTAACAACCGCTAACTTTCAATATTGGGTTGATAATTTTATTAGTTATGGTGATGGGCAAAGCGTAGTATTCTTAAATCCGTATAAGTGGGAAAAGAGAGGTACTGCAACAGCAGGTAGATATGGACATATTCAAACTTGGCCGCACGACTATTGGCCAACATGGAATCCAACTGTACTGTATGTGAAAGATTCTAACACACTTACAGTAACACCACTCACTATACCAGTCAAAGCTATAAAAAATGATGGTAGTTATACGATTCAAGAGATACATCCCAACTTTCTAATACCTACCGCAGATGGAACATATACTAATTTCACTACATCATATCATCAAACAGGAGATACATCTGCTGCAACACTAAACTCACAATCGTTCGCTAACATTACATTAAAGAATCTCGATCCAATCGCGGGTGATGTATATAAAATAAAGACATATATGAAGAGTCAAGGATTCGGACCATATACACTGATTGGTGAAGATTTAGTTGAGGATAATAACTTATTAAGTGACCCGTCTAGTCTAACTCCGTATGGTAGTGCTGGACACTTCGTTGATCAAACTGTAGTTGATAATCTTTGGGAACTTGATGTACCCGGAAGTATGACTGCCGGAGCAACCCAATCTAACTTCCCTATTATGGGAGGTGTAACAATAACGGGTAGTGAAACGATAACTAACACAGCTTATGAGTATTACGGTGGACCTGTTAACTATACACGTCCATGGTCTACTAAAGGCATTTTATTTAAAAGTAAGCGTTCCATTGACGTGTATAGTGGTAATACATATAGTATCACATTCGAAGCTGCAGCAGATAAAGCACCTGGTCAAGATCAACCTAGTATAATGGAGGTATGGATCTCAGGATCTGCAGTAACCCCTGGTCCACATGACTTGGCGGCGAATACACGGTACATTGTTACAACTCCTAACGGTACAGGATTAGGTAGACGTGTAGGGGTATTAAAGGCAGATTTATATAAAGATGGTAACCGCGAAGCGATGGAAGCTTTAGGTAGTAATATTACAACGAATAGAATCCATAGCGCTATGAGCTCTATAGCTGCAGCGCGTGGTGAAGGCGATCTTCAGGAAGCAATACGGTTTACAGAGCACAACGCTCTCGCTTCATCTCAAATACCTGGAGTTGCGAATAATAATCCATATAGATTAACATTGCCAGGCGGGTTTACGCCAAATACGCAGCAAGTTGTACCTGGTATAGTTAAAAAGAAAGTTGTACAGATTAATTACACACCTGAAGAAGATGGTGATTTAAATATTCGTTTCAATGTAATATTTGGTAAATGGCATATAGGAAATGTTGAGATTAAAGGGGATCGCCAAACAGGGTTTACTCCAAATCATACATTCCAAGAATTCCCTGTACCAACAGCTCAAGAAAATGATGTACTTGATTTTAAATTTGAATTCTACAATCGTCGTAATGAAGAAGCTAATATCGCGCTAACTTTAAATAGCGTGGACTTCTCAGGTAGTAATTTATATATAGATGGAATAAATAATCAACTACCAGGTACAATAAATATTGGAGATGGTCTTATAATGGAAGGATTCGACGGGACACTGTAATTATGGCTAATTTAAGAACAACAGACTATAAAGGATTTAACAACGCAACAGCATCAGCTGGATATGAAGGTGCTGGACTAATATTATGGTCCGGATCAATGGTTTTAGATTCGGCAGGTCAATATACTAGCTACTCTGGTGTTGGTTTAGAACTAGTAAGTGATGGTGAGTCATATTTACGATTTGCAACATCCACGTCAACGCAGGTAGGTGAATTAGATGTACGTGCAAATAAGTTTTACGTAGGATCACCTACCTCTCAGTTTATATCTGGTTCCGGAGGTAATATTGAAATAAGCTCCTCTGCTTTCCATCTCTCTCGAACCGGTGACGTTATAATGTCCGGATCAATAACAGCAGCTGAAGGGTATATCGGTGATTGGAAGATTGTTGATGGTAAGTTAAGTGGTTCAAATGCAACATTAGATGCAGTTGGTGCAGCACTTTATCATACAACAAAAGGTCCAGGTTCTGATACACCAGCTGGTGGATTTCATCAACTTAGAGATGAGTATTATATAGATTTTACACCAAGTCAAGGTCCTACAGCAACTGCTGGAAAATATTACGTAAAATTTGGTCCTAATTTTTCTATTAGTGAGAGCGGAGTATTGTTTGCAAGTGGAGCAGTATTCGAAGGAACAATTACAGCAAGTGCTGGGCTAATCGGTGGGTATAATATTGAGTCTCATTCACTCACAACTACCGGGTTTGCAATAGGTGATAGCACTGAAGCATATGCAATCAGCTCAAGTAACTTTAACGTCGATCATACAGGAGTAGTAACAGCTAGTGCTGGATTGATTGGTGGATTTGAACTATCTAGTACTGAGATTAAATCTTCAAATAATAATTTAAGATTAAAATCTTCCGGTGATATAACAGGATCTCAAGTATTATTTGATGGTGGTACGATAGGTGGAATAACTATAGATGGTGATTCATTAAGTATAGGGACATCTTATAAGATTTCATCTTCTACAGATACTAATGACCCTGTTTCATTTATTTCATCATCTAACTTCAAAGTATCAGCTGGTGGTACAATAACAGCCAGTGCTGGATTGATTGGAAATTGGGCTATTAATGGTGGTAGTTTAGTTAGTACAACTAACGGAGCAACTAACGGTAAAGGTATATTTTTAGAAGCCGATGATACTCCAAGAATAGTTGTTCGAGAAGATGGTAACAATGCAGTATCGATGTTATATACAGATTCAACTAACTATGGTATTCAGGGGCTAGTAGGTGGCGAAAGAATATTTGGTCTTGGTAATCCTGGTAACAGTGGTAATACAATTGCAGGCTGGACATTTGATAGCGAGAAGTTGACAGGTGGTCACATGATTATCCGGAAAGACGGTACCATTGAATCCGATGGATTTGTAACAAACTTACCCGGGTCAGGATTTAGATTAACAGCAGCATCTGGAGGAATGTTAGAGGTAGAAAATGCTAGAATCAGAGGTACTCTTTCAACAGCTGTATTTGAAAAAGAAACAGTTAATGCTGTCGGTGGACAATTATATGTTGCTAATTCAACCACATTAACAGGTTCAGCCACTCACCCGCAAGCAGCTTACTCTAATACTGATACAACTATGTCTGTAGTTAATGTAACAGGATTTTCAAGCGGAGAAATACTATCAGCTAAGAAAGTTAACGATACAGGATTTCAAACAGAATATTTATTAGTTAACTCATCATCCAGAGCTAATAAAGAAAGTGGAACAGATTATACCGGTAATATTTATGTAACAAGAGGGTACGGTTCAGGAGTGACAGGAGATTCAGCATCACTAGGGAATACTCCAGGAGCAGCTCAATCATATACAGGATCTCAAGTATTAGTATCTACAGGTAAGCTTAATACTGGGTACATTCGTTTAAATGCTAATCCAAATGATGAAGCTACACCATATATGCAGATCGTGGAAAGAACAGGTAGCGGAATATATGACCTAGAATTAAAAGCTCAACTAGGAGACTTATCAGGTATATCATCAGGTAAATTGTTCGGTGAAACAAATCCAGGATTTGGATTATTCTCTGAGAATGTATTCTTAACAGGTGGTATAGTAGCTCAAACCGGATCGATTGCCGGTATAGAGATGGAATCTGGAAAATTATACACCGGTCCAGGGGTGCATGGAGGAGGTACTACAGGATTTTATTTAGATTCTGGAAGTAAATTCTCGCTAGGTGATAAATTAACCTGGGATGGAGATGGAAATTTAGTTATTAATGGTACGATTACTATTGGAGCAGATTCAATAGATAATAGTGGTATAGCAGATGCAGCAGAAGCAGCAGCAGCTGCAGCTCAAGCGAGTGTAAATAATATAACTGCTACTCAAACAACACATCTATTTGGAGGACCTTCTGGCTCAACTATATCATCTGGAAAATTAATAGCTGATGGTGAAACAACAGGATCACTATGGTATCAGAGTGGTAGTAGTTACGGAAGCCATGAGACGAAAAATGGTGTATTAATGCTATCATCATCTATGGATGAATCGTATCAGATTCATACCGCAGTTCTCAGAAGCTCTCAATCGTATAACAGGAACTCAGGTATAATGTTTACATCGGATGTAACGTATATGCAGCCCACTCAGAAGTTTATAATAGGGTTCGGTAAAAACACATCTGTAGATGTAAGCGACTTCACACCTGGTGCAATTCCGTCCGTAAGCCAACCACCAGCACATGCTTTTCGTTTTGATGCCGGTGCACTCAAAATTATTGAAGGTTCTAATACTAGTACTCATCGGTGGAGTAATTATAACGATGTTATAGCTGTAGGAGATAAACTTAGATTAACTATCGAGCCTTATAGTGGTAGTGGCGCGCTGTATAAAATTTACAAATTCCCTGATTTAACCACGCCCGGTTTCACTACTTCTTCTCTCGGTGAATCATGGGCTACGACTGAAGAGATGCTAGATATACAGCTTGCTACTAATAATAACACTGCTACATCAAATATTTTTGTCGATAGTATTTACGTAACTTCTACTACCACTCCGAGTGCTACAGCTACTACAACGGCTCAAGCAACTGCAAATACAGCAACAGGTTCAGCAGATGCAGCTCAAGCAACTGCAAATACAGCAACAGGTTCAGCAGATGCAGCTCAAGCAACTGCAAATACAGCAACAGGTTCAGCAGATGCAGCTCAAGCAACAGCTAATACTGCAACAGGTTCAGCAGATGCAGCTCAAGCAACAGCTAATACTGCAACAGGTTCAGCAGCTGCAGCTCAAGCAGCTATAGATGCAATGGAAACCCAAGTAGTTCTTGATAGTGGAGGAATGGGATTATGGAGTTCAGGTGGAGTTTCATCAGGATTTTTAGTAGCAGATTACGGTACTACTACAAAATTTTACGATGGTGTTGATGATCAAGCAGCAAATGTAAAGTTACAATTAAATGCCGATGGCGTTAAAGCGTACGGGGACAATACAAGTACATATGCTAACGTTACCAGTGCAGGTTTAGATATTGTAGAAGATTCTACTAATGTAGCCAATTTTGGTTCATCTATGAGAGTTGGTGTTTCCGCTACAGATAAAAGTGCACTTCGAGTTGACTCATCAGGTAATGTAACTCTTGGTACATCTAATAAAACTAATATTACTATTAACGCTGATGGTACAGCTGTATTCTCAGGTAGTATATCTGCTTCAGCTGGTCAGATTGCAGGATTTAATATTGATGATACTAAATTAAAGCAAGGTACATCGTTCTATTTAGACGGTGCATCTAATGCCGATTACTTTATATCTTCATCAAAATTCGCAGTCACTCCAGGTGGAAGTATAACTGCTTCCAGCGCATTCTTTGAACAAGATGTTGAGACTGCAGCATTACGTCAGAGAGTAATAACAATAGATGCATCGAACGCGCGATACTATTTTAAGCACGTTATGATAGACGGTCAGAGTAATGCTAATAATATTACCATATACACTGCCACCACGTATTTGAATGTAAAAGCATGTGATTTATACTTAGATGGTTCCCTCGGCGGTGAAATAACAAATCACGTTATTATTGAACAATCATGCTTTTTAGATGCGGTGCATCCTGGCGAAGGTGGTCAGTTTTTTGTTATGCCCATTAATATTACCTGGGGTACTGACGAGTTAGAATCAGGTGCTAGTGGTGTCAGAGGATATGTATATGGAGGAAGCTTCGGAAACCGAGCTATCGCAGGAGAAAATTCAGTAGCTGCAGCCCTTGGGCCTATACGTAGAATACATTCAGCTACTACAGTAACAGGACAGAAAACACAAATAACAATAGAAGCTAACGATACACACGAAGTATCATTTATATCAATAGATGCTCAAAGTGGTCAAGATGGATCTTTAGGACAGGTAGCAGCTGCTGTAGCCTCAAGAAGATAATAAAGGAATAATATGCCAGCACCACCATCCATATCCGGAATACAAGAACATGAATTATCGCACGGAGGAGCATATCAATTTCTCTCAGATTCTGATGGAGGAATTACTCTCATAAACACAAGTTTCCCGTTCGGATTTACGACTGGGGTAAATCAAGAATGTGCAATTAAAGGTACATTACAGGTAGGTGTCACTTCGGCTCATGCACTAAGTTGTGCTGGAGATGTTATTGCTTTTGCCTCCGATGCACGACTAAAAATGAACATCACTGATATAGATCACCCTTTAGAGAAGCTTAATAAGTTACGAGGAGTCTATTATAATTGGAATAAAAAATCTATAGATGTCGGATTTAATACAACTATATCGCAGGAGCCTGAAATCGGAATGATTGCACAGGAGTTAGAAGAAGTCATACCTACTGCTGTTAAGAGAGCTCCGTTTGATCATAAAGGAAATAGATCAATATATAACGATAAACACGTCAGAATAGATGGTGAAGATAGTCCATACAAAACAATCCAGCTAGAAAAGGTTGTACCATTATTAATAGAATGTATAAAAGAACAGCAAGTGCAGATTAATGAGCTGAAACTAAAGATGGAGAGTAAGTAGTGCCAGTGCCACAGCAAAATCAACCGAAGTCGTTAGGTGGTATCCGGTTAGAATATATCGGTAAAAGCCCTTTTACCGATCTTAATTATAGTGTACCAGAAGGTGGATTCACTACTTGGTATGATCCTACGTCACTTTACTCAGTATCTAATACATCATTAGCAGAAATGGGAGCAAATACTGAAATAAATGAATATGGTCCATACTTAGATTCTAATGCCCCTCACAGTATGAATGAGTTTTCTGGACTAAGTACTCCAGGAACCTACTTCCAGCAAAGTGATGGTACATGGATTGATAGATTCCGAATAGGGCTATTCGATGAAATACTCATCGATGCCGATGAAGGGCCAACATATAAACACCTGCCATTTACTGACCAATCAACTCTATGGTGGTATCCTAACACCACTGATAGGATACTGCTTAATCAATATGGCAACTTCATAGTATCAAATACGATAGGAGAAGACATGGCTGACTGGGATTGGCTGGGTGACCCCCCTTGGCCTAATCCTTATTATCGCGTACCTGTTGGTGGATATTACACTTTCCTTTTTAAGATGTGGTATAAATCAGGCTGGTCAACAAATCCATATGATCCTGATCAAATAATCGTTCAATCATCATATCCGACTCCATACGGAACCTATTTTTCTTATGATATAGGCCAATTAAGTAATACAGCAGGTGGCTATTATAGTAAATCCGTCAATTTAGGTCCGTTATACCTATATGCGAATACAGAAGTTCATTTTTTTTATAAACGAGTCAGTGGAAATATTCGACTCACTGACGACGGAGCTGGTGGTCCCGGTACTGGAGGAGCTGGAGAAATAAACTATCCTACAACTATAGAGCTACTTTCCTCTCCGATTATTCCAACATAAGATATGGAGAGAATATATAACATAAAAGGTAATACGTAATATGGGTAATTTAACACAAGATATAATAACAGTAGCAGATGGTAAGCTTCACTTTATTCCATCCGGCTCAACGACTACAGGTGTTTCGCAAAGTATACATTCTATCGCACAAAACTACGTTGTAACAATGTCAGGTGCATCATTATCTCAAAGTGTATTAGCTCCTCACAACAATACAGCGTCGTTCTGGTATTTTCGAACACCAACTGACTATTCGTTTAAAGTATTTTATCAAAACCTATCTCAAAGTGCGGTTGAGCCGACGGGTAGTGGTAATTTAAGTAGTTTACCAAATACATTTAGCTCAACTTCAACTGGATCAGCTATACGTATTATGTTAGATATGAATCAGACAGGATCTAGTATAGCGGATTTAACATATAACGGATTAATCAAGTCAACTCTTGGAACAAATCGATACACAGTATCACACTCATTATCTTCGTCTTTTTCATATATACATATCAACAGCGCAATACCTGGAGCTCCACCTGCAGATGATGTAAGCTTCACGTACATGTCTGGATCATCTATAACATATTGCGTGCCTCAAAGCGGATCTGGACTACCTTATCAACTCGCTACTGTTGGTACACCATCAACTGCAAGTGCTACAGTGAAATATCAATTAACTGATGATAAAGCCTCCGCTGAACTAGTAGTGCCCACTTCTGAATCTTTTATGAGAGTAAAAGACGGATACTATGCTATAAATGTAACAAACTCTACAACAGGATCTGGTGTTTCACTTCATGGCGGACTAGATTTTGATTATGGTCAGCCGCTACCTAACTCACCATATATTAAAACCAACGGCGGGTTTGATATTTATATGGATAATGCAAATACTCATGATAATTCTGAGTTTAGAGTATTTAAAAATACAGGACTAGCTGGAGTTCCACCAGGTGAGGAATTGTTAACATTATCTGATAATGGAGACCTTACTGTATCAGGTAGTATAGTTGGAGGTACTTTTTAATGTATAGGATGATATTTATATATGGCTGATGGGATAATAAATTGGGAAGAAGCTAATTTTACATGGGATGATAATTCGTATGTATGGAGTTTAATACTAGAGATAGTAGAGACTTCGAATAACGGCGATGCTATCAAGCGTAAATTACAAGAACTCCCTGAGAAAGATAAAAAGAAATTTATACGCCTTATTATGAGACGTAAAGGTATCAAAGTATATAATGAGAGAAAAGAAGTTAAAGATATTAAATCATATGTTGAAGATATTAAAATAATAGCTGAGGAGATTAAAGCTAATGTACAAATTATTCACGGATAAATCAGAACTCTTTGAGTGCACAATTGCACTAGAAGGAGCGAGCCTTAAAAAATCAACAGCTAGATTAGTTGTAGAGACAGCTGAATATTCCTTACTATTTAAGGGTAAAATAGATTCTAACGGTAACTGTAAAATTCCTATTAGAAAGCTTAAAGGCCTTATAGATGAAAATACAGAAGGTAGCATTCGCTTAGAAGTTATCGCAGAAGATACATTTTTTACACCTTGGGAAAACAATTTTCAAGTAGATGCTAGTAAGAAGGTGACTGTTGAGGTGAAGTCTACAAATCAAAAGGCACCTATCGTTGAAGCTAAAGTAACATCTGTTAAAAGCGATGAAATATTAATATCAGAGCGTCAACATATTATAAATGTATTTAAACTTCTTATAAAGGAAGATATTAATATTAATAATATAACGTATAAGAGAGATGAGTTAAATAATATCATTGCAACGTATCTCAACGAACATAGCATCAGCGATACAGAAAAGATAGTCAAAGGTGTATTAAAAGTATTAGAAACTAAAAGTAAAAAATGGTTATAAGAAATAAATGGCACTACCAAATTTAACAGGTACAAACATACAAGACACGTATCAGAGGCTATTACAAACAGATGGCGGTACTCTTAAAGATGGTACTGGTTCTGCAGTTACCTTATCTAATTTAACTATTAGTAATACAGGCTCATTTGGTAGAGTAGAGTGTACGACAATTTCAGCTTCTACCGGGCAGTTTGATGCTAGTACAATTACTATTGGTGGAACCTCTTTTAGTGAAGTAGGAGAAGAGCTCCAACTATCATCAAGTGACGGATATCGAAATTTAAAAGTAGGTACCATTAGCTTTATATCAGCATCAGGCCTTGTATATTCAGATATAACAGCTCGTGGATTTGTATCTGCTTTATATGGATTCGCTACTCCTAGCCGACTTTGGTTCGGAGAATCAGGTAGTACTGAAAATATTCGATCATTTTACGTAAATCCACCTTCATATGATACACCAAGTGGTATAATAGAAATAAACGCAGCTACAAGAATAGTTGCGAATAACGACTTTCACACATCAGGAAGTTTATACTCACAAACAAACATAACAGCCTCAGGTGATATAAGTGCAAGCGGTGATATTTATTTTAGTAATATAAATGGAGGAACATTCTAATGGGTGTAATACAATTAAAATACGGATCTCAATCAGCAGCTCCTACAAGTTTAGTGAACGGTGAATTCGCTATTAATGTAGATAGTAATCAGTTGTGGTATGGTTCTGGATCTAATAATACTCCTGTGAGTGATTTAAGATTAAATACAATAACAGCAGAGAAATATATAATATCATCATCTGTCACTCACATGACAACATCCTTTAGTTCAGGATCAACCGAATTCGGTGATTCAGCTGACGATACACATACATTTATAGGTTCTATATCAGCGTCAGAGAATATGAGAATAGGCGGGTTTAGTGATGATAATGATCACTTTCTCCAAATAGATTCCCAAGGCGGTGAGAGCAATCACTACTCAGGAGTTCAACTTAAACACGCAACAGAAGGATACGGGTTTACGGTCCAATCCCAAGATGGTGTGGATAATAGATGGGGGTTAAATATTCTAAGGCACCAATCT